TATTCTTACTGCCTTGATGAACTTCTTATTATCATCCGCTATCATTCCAGAATCTACCAATGCATCCTGAGTGAATTTGATAGCCATTATGCAGTTATCTAAATCGTATCTGTAGTTGACTCTTGCCGTGATGATGCAACTCTTGAATTGGAAATCATAATCCAACTGATCAAGGATGATAGACTTCCATTTAGTTTTCTCTCTGGATCTAAATGTCCAATGAGGAGAAGAATAGAATTTGTTTAGGCTTGGAATCTTCCCTAAGTGAATCTCTATGCGAGTATGATCAGTCATAATGTAATCTTAAAGCATACTCAGGATCTATCTGAGATATCTTTCCTATTAGCATCAACTCCTGCTGCTTCGCATGATCTCTCTCTTCTTCCGTAGAATCTACTCCTATGTTCTGGAATAGTTGAGCCATCTGATGTAGGATCTTATCAATCTCTGGATTCCTCATAAGTCTTAATTGTATATAATTTACCATCTAACAAAAGATTAAGATGATATCCCTCTACTATCCAAGTATGATATCCATCCTCCATAAGGAGGCCACATAATCTTTGAGCATCAACTAATTCCACGATCCTCCATATAGTATTTGGTCAACTCAGGAACATACCTAACGATATTCCTATCATAAAATCCAAAGTGAGAATACAAGTGATTACTAAAATCATCTTCTATCTCTTTATTCTCAATCTTAGAATACTTCTCTTTAATTGTCATAGTAGAACTCTCTGTAAGAGAGTAAGTATAATATATATATAATTACTCTTAAAGAGTAATAATTACTTACTTAAGTAACTTAATAAGGGCGAAGGTATAGAGAATAAATGAGATAATCAAGAACCAGATATGTTTCTTCTTAAAACTCTTTTCCTCATAGACCACCTGAGGCACTCTTATCTCCTTAGAGATCCTGATTGTATCAGGAGGACATTCAACATCTACCTCTATCGTATCGTAGAACCTCCTCAGATCAATTCTAATGCCGTTTCTCTCTAAAGTGAGGGTATCTATCCTCTCAAGAATTAAAGTGTCTCTAACGGCTTCTTTTTGAGTTACCACTATCGTATCCACTTTCAGGACAACTGAATCCAGAATTGTAGGATCTTTTGCAATAGCACGATTGAGGTGATACTTCGCACCACATCCCTGAGTCAAAAAAAGCAGCCCTGTAATCAGAACTGCTCTTAGAATTGCGCTTACCCATTTAAGAACCACAGGCTTCACATTCTGGATTGTCAATACTACAGGCTTTATCATTTGCCTGATCATTTGCTAATTCATCTACAAAGTCCTCAAAGTCACTTGAGAATCCGAAATCAGTATCATTCATTGTCTATCTTATTTTGAACTTCAGTTATTGTTACCTTCAATTTCATATCAAGTCCTGCTTCCCATCTCTCCACCTCTTCGCCATCCTTATACAGGATCAAGGTAGGAACTTTTGAGATATTGTATCTCTCCTTCATAGAGGAGTTATTCTCAAGATATCCATTATAGACCTTCACTCCCTTTACAGATTCCAGACCATACCAATCATTGCTCTGATTGAATTCTGCATTGATATGGACTAATGCATTCTGACCATATGCTGATCCTGATAAAAGAAGGAAGAATACTAATGCTCTCATTTTTGCTTCTGTTGAATCTCAAACAAACGCTCATCTATGATCTTCACATCTTTCCCTATCTCCTCTACCTGCTCCTGAGTTCTCATGATAGCATCTCTTACCATCTGATCCTTCAGATCATATTCCGTTCTGGAGATATTAGGCTCAGGCAATTCCTTAGCCAATTCAATATCCTTCTGGAGAGTGAACCACATCCCGATCAAGGTAACCAAGAAAGCCACCACCATAACGATAGTCTTCAGATCCAAAGTAATCTCTGTCTCCTCCCCAATCTTAGCCATTGTTCTTATGCATTAGATACCACTTCTGAGCAGTATATCCAATTGAGATTACAAGAAGCGCAACCTTCAACGCCATCTCTATCTGAGCGAAGGTGATCACAAATGTACTCGCATTAAGGAGCATCACTTTGATATCTGTCTCATTCATCACTTAGCGAATTTCTCAAGTCCTGCAATACCGAAACTCCCAAGAGTAACGAATACAAAAGAATTATAGATGAAGTCATTCACAGGCAGATCCTTTCCTACCCATCCTGTAACTACATCAGCAATCATTACCAATACCATTACTGCAAACGACATAAAGCCAATGATGGTCTTTTCATTCCAGTCGTTGCTATTCTTAAAGATCTCAATAAAACTCATAATATGTGTTTCGTTTATTTCGTTTGGCTCGTAATACCTCGCCTCTGTTGTTTGCTTTCTTGTAACTCACATGAACCCAATCAGGATTTGAATCATCACCAAACTCCCAAATCAATTGGTCAAAGGTTAGATGCTCCTTGATATATTCAAATACCTCTCTATTAGATAACCCTCCGAAGATGTCGCAGTCTATATCTAAGGCTTCCCCTTTACAATGTTGAGAGGTACTGCTACCACCAATAAGCCTGTTAAGTTCAGCAGAGCGATAACCAGAAGATACCGCAATAGGGACTCCGAAATAATCACGCAGAGGCTGAAAGATATTTTCAGCAAGAGCCTTAAGATTCTCCAGATGCTCAATAGTTGGTTCATTGGAGATTCCTTTTTTGATAGCAGTTGCTGATTTTGTCACCTCCTGCAAGGTTAGGTTCTTACTTAATCTCATATCGTTGTCAATGCTATACACTCATCATCGGATAGGGCAGTTGGGAAGACTAACGCTTGGTTATGTCTTTGACCAGAAGAACTTGCAGATATGGCATTAAAATTCAAAGAACTCAATATTAAATCCGAAGCAACTCCTCTCATTGTGTTTTGAAGTTGACCATTTTTATATAACTTAACTTCTGAAGAATTGTATGTTATAGCAATCTTATATCTAGTGCCATCACTAAAGGCCTCTGCGGACATAGAGTTTACTCCTATAGAATCTACTATTTGAACTACACCATATATACTATTAGATGAAAAATACAATATTATTCTACCATTACTTCCCTGAAGTCCAATAGCATCACTTGTACCAAACATAGCATTGCCGTGTATGAAATCAAAAAACATTGTTCCATTTGTATTGCTGATTGAATTAGAATCGCCACCATCTATACATAAATCTCTCAACCTCGTTTGACTTACCCCATAGGTAGGTATATACGAAGTAGGATAGGTCGCATCCGATTCCATTTGTAAACCCCAAACAAAATAAGAGCCGTTTGACACTCTCGTTCCGCTACCATCTGCAATAGCCGTTCTTACCCTTGTATCAAAAATTGTGTTGTTAGTGCTATCCGTACAAACCAAAGTCAAACGATACCACCCATTTCCAGCATCTTCAATCTTGGTTGCATCATCTACAACGCTTGTTGTTCCGTTTTCTTCTTTAGAACCTTTTACTCCGTTTTGTATATCAAACCAAGCAGATGCTGAATTAGCGAATCCATTTCTAATTTGAATCAAACGAATCCATTGAACACCGCTATCGGCTTTTATGTATACGCTTTGCGTTTTCGTGTTGCCGCTTGTTCCCGTATGTGATGATTCAATTTGCTCACTTCCAGCCGTACCCGTTAAAACCTTGTAAGCATTCTGCAAACCTTCGGGGCTTGTTGTGGCGTTTGGCGTTGTTGTTAAATCGGTTAGTCCTAACCCATCAATGTATTCACTATAAGGAATCAAATTAGTCCTACTCGGTTCAAGCAAGAGATGACCACAACCATCACTAAAATCTATTCTTGGCTCATCCTCTAATATACCACCTGCTACAGGAGCAGTAGTAGTCTCTATATAGGGATAGGCTACTAATCCTTGATTGAGCATTGCATCTTGTATAAACACACTGCCATCAGTACCATTCAAATCATTATTCGCTTGAGCGGCACTAATCTTCACATTAGTTGTAGTAGAAGACAGGGTTATTGAACAACGATACCATCCATTACCTATTGATTCTATTTTAGATTCAATAGTATTTGTTTCAGTACCTAATGTTCCGTTCTCTAAATCAAAAAAGCATTGACCTGTAGCAGAACCATCTGCCCTTAATCGCATAAAATTATAAGTAGATGCTTTAGCGTAAACACTAAATGATTGCACCCCACTTGCTGAAATATCTAATCCAATACGAGAGAAATTGTTTGTGGCACTTAATAACCAAGCATCGTTTGTTCCGTCATATCCTGATTGACCAGATGTTACTGATGCGTTGTTGATATTATCAGTCCATACACTAAAATCATTAGAAGGATACAACAAGTTCTCATACCCCTTCTCTATATAGCCCTGCTCATTAACCCTCGTAGCACTTAAATTACTCCCCCTTGTGAAAGTAAAATCACCACTACCATCCGTAGGCTTCGCACTACCCAATACACCATCACTATACCCACTCGGATACATTATCAAACTCGCACTATCTAACGCACTACCCATTGATTTCTATATTTGAAAGTTCTGTCAAAGCCGCATACAAACATTCCTCATTCTCTAATACATCAACTCTCGCCTCAAGAGTATATACATATTCCGATGTCTTGACAATCTTCTGGATCTCCTTCACAATCGTAACACCCTCAAATGGATCAGCGAGATATGCTGAAAGAGTCAAAGTACCATCACTCAAAGTGCTGATATCTACCAATACATCCAACTCCGTATTGTTGCCCATGTTCCCTGATCCGATCACTACAGATCCCAAATCATCCTCAATGGTATAATAGTAGTAGGATTGTGCCTGACCATTGCCTATGTGGAAACTTGCAGAGGTATAATTCTGGAAGTCCAGAACACTCTGATTCCATTCTATCGTATAGTTCTGAGGAGGCTGAGTATCCAATGAGATACCAACGCCCTGCGCCCATATAGAGCCATCACAACACTTGCGAGAATAAGTATTCTTATCCTTACATAGACAGGCTCTCGTTGATCGCTTAGGAGATGTTCTACTTGGTATTTTCATCTGGATCAGGTGGATTACAATATGTTGAGTTAGGGAATAGGATGCAGTAGGCTAATGCGTATTCTTCTCTTGAAGTTGAACTACCAAAAGAATGTATGCCCATAGGTGTAGGCCATACGAGATACTGCTGCCAGTCTTGATGAGGTCTGTTACTCCAATATACATCTACCGCATATTTCTCACTTACGATTGCAGATGTTAATTCGTTTCCTTCTTCATCATAGGTAGCAGGAGTCGTAACAAGGTATCCTAACTTGACTACATTCTCTGTGAGGTTTCCTTCCTCATCTCTTAGAATGTCTATTGCAGCATCTGCTGCTGCCTCATCTATGAACTCGTATTTCCTAATCATAATTCTTCAGGATACCAATCTGTTCCTAATGATTCCTCTATCGTTAGTTCCGCTTCGTAATTCGGATGCTTTACAATCGCAAAATCTACTCCGTTGGGGTGTGCTATCGGTGTAGCCCAATCCGTAGTATATACACCATCATACCCCTCGCCTACTTTTACTTGCTCATTATATGCGGTGCATTCCGCTTGTGTGCCTATGTAATACATTATGGATAGATGTTATAGTGAGAGTTGATGTTTGTTTCAATGCCCGTTCTTTCACTAAGTGTATCAACACCAAACAAAATCATCTCTGACATAAAAAAGTCTGCGGAATAATTTTGTGTTGGAGTAAATGCACCAGTTGAACCAACCCCAGCGCCTATACCAACATATTTCTTTACATAATTTACGGGGACTGATGCGGCGGAAGAAATTTGGGGTTGAGCGTTACCATTGTAAAAAGCATCTGAATAATTGCCCCAATCAAGATGGCCGTCAGGAAGGTTCCAAGAAATCAAACCTAAATCAGTATTGCTGATATTGTTAGATTCGTAGATACTATTTCCAGCATTTACGCGAATACCCAAACCAACACTAGTAGAATGAGGTTGCTCAAGTGTGAAGCGAATACAGGTGCCACTACCTATTTCACCAAATGCTGCAAACGCTTTGTCACCTGTAGAAGTTTTTTGCTGCGTAGGTTGTCTGTAAGCAAAATAACTTGACCAGCCCTGATTACCCGTAATGTCCACACCGACATTATTCCATATTTTTCTACCTATATCAAAATAAGCCGAAGGTTTATTATTTTCTTTTATGGTCGTGCCATTTTGAACAATTTGCGGCTGCTCCGAAGCAATAGCAGAATAAATATGACTTAAATTCCCACTTTGGTCGTACCAAGTCGTAACGAATCCATCCGTACCGCTACAAAAACTCTCAAGCGTTGCCGTGTCTAATTCGTTGTTTACAAAACCAATACTTTGTGTCGTGTTGTCCGAAGCCCTACGCACTACAATAGCATCGCCTGTGTAGGTGCTTGAAAGTTGTCGCAAAGAGTAAGCAGCAGCCGCTCCTGAATAGGTGTCAAGTAAGCCTGTGAAACCACCTCCTGCTAAATCAGCATATGACTTCCCCCAAGAGATACTATTATCAGTATTCCCCCAAGCAGTAGATTCATATATCTTTCCCCAATTAATAGTATTAGCCATTCTTCTTATTCTTTTTCATCAGATACTGCTTTAACTTCTGGATGTTTGCCTTCTTAGGCTTGTATGTATTCTTCACTACAGAACCCATCCATTGAAGTTTTGATTCTTCGTAGGATACATATCCTCATTATTATTCGTATTGTACTCAGGGTACAACGCATTATTGAAACTCATGTAATCTATGAATCTCCTTGAGTAATGCTCCGCTATATCTCGCTCCTTCTGGATCAGGTAATCTAAATCCTCCTTCGTGATGTTAGTACCATTCTCACTACCCTTCGTATAGATGCCTCCATTAGCCACCTTATAATGAATGTAAGGCAGTATCTCTATAGCAGCATAGTGGATGACCATATCCTGAATATAGTTCGTTAGAAGGCTCTGATAGTTCCCTGCTAATGATCCTGCATTGATATCACTCGCAATCTTATTGAACAACTTAGTCCCTAAGATCTGCTGAATATGGATGTCCTGAGCGATCTTGATGAATTGAATCATCTGATCACGATCAACATTCCCATTAATCCCTGTTCTCTTTATCACATCAGCAGGGCTGACAAATAATACCTGTGCCATCTTAATTCAATTTTCCTCTGTTAGGCATATCAATAGGGCGAGTATTCGCAACATCATAATCCTTAGGATTGATCTTGCTATCAGGAACTCCTGCACTTGCCGCCTGTGATGGTGCTACTCTTCTATCATTCTCCAGAGACTCAGTCTCACTCTTAGGCAAGAACTTTCCTCCATCTCTCTTTCTCATGAAGATCAAACGCTGCCACTTGTGATGACAATACGCTCCTCCCTTATACTTGAAGATAGAATAGGTAGATCTCCCCTTAGGTGCAAACTGACCATTAACGCCTGAGAAACTCATCTGATTGATATCCTCTTTTCTATAGACCTTTCCTCCATCAGACAATCCT